ACCAAGACTGAGGTCGACCGGATGATCGAGGGCGTCGAGGTCGAGACGGATACGACTCTCGAGGTTGCAGGAGCTGCAGCCGACGCAGCTGAGACGGGTCGGCAGATAGGGCTACTAAAGGCTGATTTAGGTGCCGAACTTTTCGGTGGCAGATACGTCAAATACAACGGTCTGACCGGATACACTTTTGGCGCTACAGACTCCCGCCCAGCCTTTTTTCGCAACGGTAATCGCTTTTCGTTCAATGGCACATTCGGTACAGCCGCTTACTACTATGTCAAACTCTCGGAAGCAGGTAGTAACAACATTGCAACGTCAGCAAATACAGCCAAAAATTGGCCTAAAGAAGTGTCATTTATAGAGGGGCACACGTACAAGGCACGATTCGTCCTTTTAAGCGGTTCGCATTCGGGAGAAGATAATATCAATGTGAAACTTATGTTATCGTCTGGCACAAATGTGACAATACAGGAATCCGAAGAAGTAACATTCACGCCCGGAGCGGTCACAACCAGTGTTGTATTTTACTCTAAGCCGAGTGTGTCTTACGATGAAGCTGAATTTGCACTTACGATTGAAGATATTACAGAAGAATCCCTGACCACCACAGCAAGGACAGTCCCCGGAGCTATCAACGAACTTGGAGAAAGAATCGACGACATTGAGGATGCCATAGATAAGCCTACTGTACCTACTACAACAATGGGGCTTGCTTATTCGTGGTGGGTGAATAATCGGGTGGTGGATTCTTACGGAAATCTTTATTTTGGATATATCTCTGACGATGCTATGATAGGTGTCTGCTGTCGTTATCCGGACGGATCAATCGTAAGGCAGGATTTGTTTGTATCGGAAGATTGTGACGATCATAACGCTCCTTCTGTCATTATCGTGACAAAGGATGGAGAGGAGTATATCTGTGTCATTGGTTCCACTGGTCACAACACTGATAACAAGGTAAACTGCTACATTTCCAAAGAACCGAACTCTATCACGGACGGATTTGACGATAAGACCTTTACGGTGGATGCTCCGACAGGCTATGTGTATGAGTGCAGCTATTCACAGGCGTTTTTCGATTCTTATACAAGGTCTGGGGAGACCTACAATCGAATTTCGAATTTCTTCAGAGTGCGTCAGAGAGTGTCAGGTCAAAGCCAACCGTTCCACATGACATGGGTCTGCGCTGTGTCGGATGATTACGGTGATACGTGGACGCTTTACAGAGTTTTCACGGTGGATGAAGATACTACGTTGTTCTATATGAATATAAAGGACACAAAATCACCGTGGATGAAGCGTATCATCTTACAGCCGAACACAACGTATGCAAATTATAAACCAATCAGCGCAGGAGCTGTTAATCTGTACTCTTTAAATATTCTTGACAGCACTATGAACTCTGCTATCGGTTCACTTTCGGCTTTTGACAGCACGAAACTCATCTATGATGCAAATGACCAGTCAATACAGATAACGAACTATGATGATTTCACTGTGCTTGTCCCATTTGTGACTGACTATCTGTATAGAATCCTTGATGTGTGGGACATTGACAACAATCGAGCGACCTTCCTGTTCGCAAAAACTGCGGAGCCGGAAGACCCGACAGCATATAGACCGAAAGCTGATATTAACGACTGGATTCTGTACAGATATGACAACGGCACGATAACAGAGATTGCACATCTTGGGGGAGCGTTTTTCAAGGGAAGTTGTTATGTGACAGGTGCTTCTTTCTTTAATGATGCCGACCATGTTATTTATTCACAGAACAATTCCCCGATTGAAACAGTCACGGATGGTGCAGGAGTAACAAGAAATCGGCAGGAGACAGACGGTGCCCACTCGCTCCATGTCGTAGAAATTGCTGACAATGTCGTTACTAGTGACAAGGTTATAAGGATTTCAAATCAGCTTCTTGCTAGACCGGCACGCTATGACAGAGGCTCAATTATGATGCTTTACGGAAAGTATCGAGAGGGTGAGGGCACGAAATATCTCACATGGCATTTAGGCGTTCAGTTTTTGGACGTAGTGAACTAAACGCCCATTTAGGCGCACAGCGAGGTAGCCAATGACACCACCGCAGTATAAAGACCGCTCTCAGGGGGCTCTGAGGGCGGTTTATTCGTATCGCAGACCAACACATAAAGGAGAACAAAACATTGAATCTTGCATTTGTAAATTATCTTTATCAGAACGCAGACTTTGTTGATACAGCACTTGACACGGTGCAGTATACGCACCAGTATTGGATTTTCCTGATGCCGCTCATCCTTGCGGGAGCTGACATCGTCACCGGATGGATTCAGGCATCAATCAATGCAACGTGGGACAGCACCAAGATGCGCAAAGGCCTTTTTCGCAAGGGCGGCGAACTGCTTGTTGTGGTCCTGGCATTCGTCACAGAATACGCCCTTGAAGTTGCCGCACATGCTCACATTGCAACATTTGCGAGCGTTTATATTATTGTTATGGAGTCGCTCAGTGTGCTTGAAAATCTTGACCAAGCAGGCGTTCCGATTCCGCCGATTATCCGTGACAGATTAGGCAAGGTAAAGCATGACATGGACGGAGGCGTAGATAATGCTTAAGAAGGTGACGCACACAATCACATCGGCAACGTACAACGTCATCCGCAGAGTGCGGAAATGGCTCGGAAAATAATTTGATCACTGGCGGGGACTTCGGTCTCCGCTTTTTTATTTAGGGAAGGGCAAAACATGAACGAGTACAACATTTCGGTGCTTGGAAAGATATTCACAGCAGTAGAGTCCGGCGGGCAGATTTACGGCAAAGGCAGATGGGATGATGTAACGCTTCCACACTTCGGGAACGAGAAAACATTAACGCTCGGTGCTCACCAGTTCGGCGGCGGTTCCAATGAGGGACGCGATCTCTTGCGGCTCATCCGCGAAAGACACCCTGAAACATTCGCAAAGTACGACACCTGCGGCATTGCGGCAACACTTGGCGTTGACTGGTATTCGACTAGATTCACCGGATCAGAAGCACAACGGGCAGCAATCAAGGCGATGATTTCTACACCTGACGGCATTACATGCCAAACAATCATGTTCGGAGAGGTTCAGCTTCCGGCATATCTGAAGCACGCGTATGCTTACGGAATCCCGGCAGAAAATATTCCTGCGCTCATGATGTGGGCGGAGATTGACCATCTGGGCGGCTCAAAAGCCCCTGTGCGCGTCTTTAATCGTTGCAACGGGGATTTTACCGTTGACAAGATTTTATCCGCTCTGTTACCGAAATACGCGGATTACACGAAATACAAATGCCCTGTCGAGGATTCGATTTTCTGGACACGGCATGTCAAATGCTCGGAGTTCATTAAACAATATGCACAGTACCCAGAAGAAGATGGAGAAAGCAAAGAGGAGATCGCTATGTCTTATAACGTGCAGAAACTTTTTGATGTGGCATTTGCCGAAGTTGGCTACATGGAAAAGCAATCAAACAAGTATCTCGACAGCAAGACTGCCAATGCCGGCGACAACAATTACACCAAGTACGGACGCGACATGCTTGCAACGGTTCCGGAGTACGGTGATTGTTACGGGATCAATTATCAGTGGTGCGACCAGTTTGTCGATTGGTGTTTCGTGCAGGCATTCGGAAAAGAAGGCGCGAAGTACCTACTTGTGGATTGGTCGGCATACACACCGACATCGGCAGGCTATTTCAAGAAGATTGGCAGGTATGACAGAACGCCGTCCATCGGCGCGGTCATCTTCTTCCATAATTCAACGCGTATCTGCCACACCGGTATTGTTTATGATTACGACGATACATACGTCTATACCGTCGAGGGCAACACGTCGAACGGCGTTGCGGTCATTTCAAACGGCGGCATGGTCTGCAAAAAGAAGTACCTGCGGACGAACGCCAGAATCGACGGCTACGGGCATCCGCATTACGGCGTAGACACAACCACAAGCAAGGGCGGCTCCGTGCGGTCCGGTCAGCATTTCCTTAATGCCTACTATCCGGATGTTGTCAAGGCGTCTATCGGGCATCTGCTTAAAGAGGATAATGATTTCGGCGTTGACACATATCGGGCTTGCCTTGCGGTATGGAAGGACATCGCAAATCGGAATTACGGAGCAAGCCTCACAATCAACAATCATAATTTCGGGGATTCGTGCAAGGAAGCCGCCCGAAAGATGGCGGTCTCAAAGGGCTCAGAGGGTACGCTCGTATGGATCTATGAGACAATGCTTTCCGCATACGGATTCTACACGGATTCCATGGACGGAGCATTCGGAACCAATATGGATAAAGCCGTCAGGGAATTCCAGGAGTCGGCAGGTCTTGAGGTGGACGGCTCGCTTGGTGCGGATTCCGTCTATGCGCTTTTTAATTATAAGACATTCAGCTAACTTGTCGGTAACTCACCGGCTAACACAACATATCGAGTTAAAACAAAGCGAGGGGCGGTTTTTCCGTCCCTCTTTTTTTGTGCTCATTTTTCAATCTGCTTTGTAATCCAGGCCGTAAGGCTGAGCCCTTCGGCTCTTGCCTTTGCCGTCCATTCCGATTTCTTGTCCTTCGGAATCTTCAGCTCGATGCGAGCGTAGTTTTCCTTGTTATACTCTGCGGTGTATGCGGCCTGATTGAATTTCTTTTCCATGGCGTTTCTCCTTACTTAACTTTAACGTTGAGCAGTTCGGCTGCCTTAAAAACCACCTGCTCGAACGTCTCGCCATCGGCGGCATCCCACTCGTCTTCGATCCCTGCCAGTTCGCAGAGTCTGCGGCAGTCTTCCGGATTCCACTCGTCGCTAAAGTATATCCTGTTGGCTACTGCAATTTCCTCATGCTCTTCGGCGAATTTGTCGAAATCTTCGAAAAAATTATCGTCCCAGATACGGTTGATATCCTTGTAAAACTCTTTCTCATCTGCCTTTGTCTTGGCCACTCTTTCTTCTACTGTCATGGTATCTATCTCCTTTTCTTTATTTATTAACGATCGCCCTGTACTCCGCACCGGTGACGGATGTCAGATTGTATCGGTTATCGATCCACCACTTCGCCTCCGGATGAGTGTTTGTTACGTTTGACACTGCTTCGAGGACCGGTGTGCATCCCTTGACGTCTCCCCTACCTCTTCCATCATTAGAGAGCTTGAATGCGACTTCCATCTGATACTCTCCAATGTACTTGTCTCTGATGTCCTCAGCCCACTTGATCTGCTTCGGGCTCCCCGTGAGCTCCGGAAGGTCGCCTTCGACGACTACGTAATACTGACTCTTGATGATCTCGTGTTGCGTAACTGCTAACTTCATTTCCCTGTCCTCCTTAAATTTCTTTGCCTTCGTAACCTCCGGGGCGGGTTTTTGTCATTTTTTCAGTTCCGCAGTCTGATTGTAATATCCCAAATCACCAGTAAAATTAAAGCGCTTCATTTCCTGCTTTATCACCTCTGGATCGGTTACAAAAAAAGGACAGCCAGTAAGTTCAATTTGATAGTGTCCACTTATTGTAGTAGTTCCCTTTTTGTGACACCCGACGTGTGCAAAATAGATAGTATGCCCCACTATGCAGATGCTTTCCGGGTCAATGTTTCGATAAAGTTTTGCGCGTTCCTGTTTGGTTTCTGCGTCAATCCACGTTCTTAATACGTCCATGTAAAATCCTCCTATGCCCTCGTAACCTCCGGGGCGGGTGACTTGCTTTACTTTCTGTATTTTGCCGCCTGCGGCGAATATGCGAAATAGTTCAGTGCGTTTTTTATCTGCATGCATTCGGCTCCGGTTCTTGCCTGAATTTCGTTAAGGTCTGCATTGATGATGTTCTCAAGTCCCTTTCTGATAACCAGTGCCTTGACTTCTTTTCTAACTTCCATGTTTGTCATTTTTCTTTGCCCTCCTGTCTCTTTCTGATTATATATTACTACATATTACGGAATATGTCAAGAAAAATATTACGGAATATGTAAACTTTTTTTATTTTGCTACAAACTTGCTACATTTCCCGATTTTCAAGCAAAGAAAAATCCCCGAATTGCTGATAAATACGGCATTTTTCGGGGATTACTTGAATAGCGAGAGGGGCTATGCTAGTTGATGGGCTATGATAGGCTGAGTGAGCATTTATCGCTTATTTCTCAACAATTTATCGCTTAGTTTCACTCAGTTTCACCCAGTTTCATGGCTGTAATGGGCTGAGTGTGCTACATTTTTGCTACATAATCCGCACGTTATCGAGCAGATTCGCGTCCTTTTTCTTCCGCTCTTCGGTCACATGCATGTAAATATCAGCTGTAACTTTACTGTCATGGTGTCCGAGCTGACGGCTCACAATCGGCAAGGGCACATCCGCTTCCGCCATGAGCGCGGTGAATGTATGCCTTAACGCATGAATGGAAATCTTCCGACCTGTGACCTTCTTCGCTCTCGGTCCGAAATATGCTCTATATGCGGTGTAATGCAGATAGCTCCCATCATGCCACGGAAAGAGGAGCTTACTGCGATGGCCATTCGCAAGCCCAATTTGCTTGGAGCGGTGGACGGCGGATTTTGCAAGCTCTGCAACTTCCGGCCTCATGTGGATTTCCCTGGTGCTGTCGAAGGTTTTTGGCGTTCCGACCATGCCAGTGTTCAGTTCGTAGGTTTTCGTAATTTTAATTACGTTCCGCTCGAAATTCACGTCGTTAATCTCGAGGGCTATCAGCTCGCCGATTCGCATTCCGGTAAGCACGAGCATTTTCGTTATCATGCAGTAACCGACATCTTCCATGCTGTCGAGCAGGGCTTTCAATTCTGATTTTTCCATATACTTTTCACTCACTTTCTCTCTGGCTGATTTATCTGGCCATCGTGCAATCCGGTCGATACATTCCGTGTTATCGAGATACTGCTGCCGGTACGCCCATCGGACAAGCTGCTTCAGGTGCTTCAGCTTTTCATTCTTCCATGTCGGACTCATGCCGGAGCTGTCGAGCACCTGTGTGATATATCCGGCGGTGAGTTTGTCGATCGGGAAGCTCTCGCCGATCAGCGACACGAGCTTGACGCAGTGCATGGCGTCCTGCTTTGCCGTGGACAGCTTCCAGTGCGCTTGTTGATATGCGTTATGCAAGTTCACAAGCTCACCGAATGATATGCTCTCGGTCTTGGGTTGGCGCTTGAATGCCTTGAGGTCAAGCTTTTCCTTTGCTTTGCGGCGATTCTGGGCGGTGTCTTTTGGCATGACGCATGAAAGCACGAAGTTCTCGCCGCTAACGGAATCTTTGTACCGCTCGAAGAATCTAACCTTGTCATTGTATGGCTGTGTCCACATAGGGTATACCTCACTTAGACAACATCTCAATCAAATCTGTTATCACTCGCTTCTTTTCGTTTGCGAGTTTTCCGTATGTTTCCAGTAAGAATCTTTCATCATTGCCGATTTGTATTGAATAATCAATATGATTCGGGTCTATCTCCACTATGCGGTGGGTGGTATTCTTCCGCCCTAGCAGGTAGTCCATATCAACATTGAAAAAATCCGCTATCTGCTCAAGGGCTTCAAGGTCGGGCTGTCGCTTTCCGGTCTCGTACATGGCAACGGCACTATTGCTCATGTGCATGGCGGCGGCAAGTTCCCTTTGGCTCATGCCCTTCTCTTTTCGCAATTCCTTAAATCGTTCGCTGAACGTTGCCATGTCTTCACCTTCTTTCCGTCAGTTCCTACTTATAATTATACACGTAGCGTGAGCAAAAACAATAAAAAATATTCACAAAACGTGTTGACAGGCTTCACAATTCGTGATATTCTTACATCGTGCTCGCGAGATGTGAGCACGGCGGAACCGGAACCGCTTAAAAAAATAACACACTGGGGATACAATCGGCGGCACCCGGAACACCCTGAACCGCAAGAACGAACTGAAAACGAGTCAGCAGGATTTGTTGTTCGGTCGGGTGCTGGCTCACTTTTGAAAGGATGAACAAAATGATTAAACTTTATGTGAACCATTACGGATGGGTAATGGGAATCAACCGAAGAAAGGAAGATGACGAAATCATCGACCTGCGGTACACGAAACACAAGGAAGGCGCAAAGCCATTCAAGGACGATTGGAACGCAGACCCCGATTTGTGGGATGTACTGTACTACATCGAGAACACGCTGAAATGCCACGTTGATAGAGCGAGGTGCTAATCATGGAAAACAAACAGAAAATTTGTGATTTACTCCTCGCAACACTGCGGGCGACAAGAGAATGCAGCGACCTTGAATCACTCACCTACGTCACACCGGAACAGCCGCATCGCTATGATTCATATGTCGAGGCAAGATTCACGAGCGGCGGCAAGCGGATCATCAACACGTCGATGGATTCAGGCTTCGCCATGATCCGCGATATCATCGCCCATCTTTGACAGCCAACTTCTTCATAGACTTTTCCCTCATAACGCCGAGCCGGGCGGGCAATCCCGGCAACTCGGGAATGTAGCTCAATGGCAGAGCACAGGCAAATTTCGTCCCCGTCCCTCATAGCCTGTTTTTGTGGGTTCGAATCCCGCCATTCCCGCTCGGCACTATTGAAATATCACACAAGGAGGTGAAAACTTGGATAATCAGAAAATCGCAGACCGCCTCATAAAGCTCCGAGGGAGCCGTACACAGGCGGAAGTTGCACAGGCTATCGGTGTCACGCCGTCCGCCTATTCCATGTATGAAAACGGCGAGAGAATTCCCAGAGACGAGATTAAGAAGCGCATCGCCGAATACTACAAGCGGACGGTCAACACTATTTTTTTTGCGGATTAAGCTCACAAAGAGCGAGCAGAAAAGGAGAAAAAATCACTATGAGTAAGCAAAAACACAACGCCCGCTCAATCCTGTCCTTCGGCGCTTCCATGTCGCTGATGATCGCGGCATCACTCAGCGGAGTACGTGAGCCGACCATCCCGATGATCGTCGTATCGCTTGGGTCAATGGTCTACTGCTTTATATGGCTTGCGGTGAATCTTACGGAGGGCAGGAGATGAGCATCGTAACAAGAAGCATCCGAGCTTACCGCAGACTCAGCGGAGCCATCGCCGCAGAGCTCCGTGTCGAGGTCAAGGGCGAGACGCCGACTACATGGCAAATCCAGGGACTGCACACAAAGGCACCGTTCGCCATCATCGATGGTCACAGGTATGATTTGCAGACGCATGAAGTCTTCGCCCTGCGCAAAGCAATTTCGGAGGTAAGCTGATGGGATTACCGAAGGGAACACGCCGACCTGATACGGTCGACATATCAGCGGAACGTATCATGCACCACATGAAGTTGACAGGCATGAGCTACAACAGCATCAGGGACATAACCGGAACGGATATGCGATACATCATGCGGTATGAGCGCTCGACAATTCCGGTCATCCAGAAGGTCGCAAGATGCCTGCGGTGCAGGGTCGATGATTTGATTGTCGGGGATTTGCCCGAGGTTGGCGAGGACACAAAGATGGTCACATTCGGACCGCAATGCCACGAGACAAAGCCATGTTTCGGACGGAGCGAGGACGGACATTGCAAGATATTAGCGGTGGGCTACACACAGGGGCACAAATGCCCATTCAGGAAAGTACATAGAAAGGACAGGAACACATGAAAAAATTGATCAAATACCCCAAAACACCGCAGGTCACAGGTATGGAGTACAGAGAACTGCGTGACCTGAAAGAGCATCCAGAGAAAAAGGAACATTACAAAGATGTTGTGCGTCAGCGTTTACGTATAGACGCTCGCCGCAAATAAACCCAGATGAAAAAACACTACAGTACATTCGACCTTGCCATGATGCGGAGCAAAGACCACATGACGCACGCGGAAATCTCCGATAAGACCGGAATTCCGGTCGATGAGGTAAAGGCAAGGATAAGGAGCTATCACAGACAGGACGCCTGCTATGCTTCGGAGTCGTATATCAAGCATGAGTCAAGGCGAGGAAATGGACATCACAATTCAGATAAGCACCCAGAAAGAAATTCGCAGTATGCAGAGAAAGGAGGGTAAATGCTCAGACGTTACATGCGACCCGCAGAGCTTGCGACCGAGTTCGGAGTCTCACCTGATTTTGTTCGAGACATTATCCGGTGCATTCGGGTGAACATCCGACAGCGCACGAGATACTCACCGGATGACCTGATCAGCTCCGGCAAGGTCGTTTCGGTCAGGACTGCTGCTTATATGGATGCGGCAAGGCACAGGGCACACATCAATACCGATATGGAACAATTCCTGCCCGTATACGACCCAATCTCAACCGAAATCGACCTGCACCTCATCGAACCGCAGACGGTCGATATTGAAGGGATTACGGAGCAGGTCATAAGAAATATCAAATCAAAGTTAATGGCGATATAAGCCAAGAAAGGAAGGGACACATGAAGGTTATTGTTACAATTCACCAGACAGAGCTTTACACATCTTATTCCGGAAAAGACACAGAGAGCCATGATGATATCGTGCTTACCGCCGGCAGTCTTGAGAATGCAATCACCCTCATCAATGCACTGGAACCAAAGGTCGAGGAAATCGAGCTGAGTGTTAAAGTGGCTGATTACGACCACAGAGACCCGAAGCCGGAAGTTTCCGAGGACGGTGATTCCGAATGATCGTTTGTGAAATCTGTCACGAACCGATAAATAATCCGACCTGCATCGTCATACCTTGCACAAAGAGATGTATGCATATCTCATGCTTCGGTGAGCTTATCCGCAAAGCCTTCTTCGGCATTGTCGGAACAGAGGATGACGAAATCGATGCGCTTGTTGCGGATGCGTGTGTGGATGCGTTGACGGATCATCTGCCAGGAGGTGATTGATATGGCAAAGATCAAGGTGATTATCAAAAGACCTGACGAGCAATTCGGGCATGTGACATGGATTTCTGACAGTCTGGAAAATCTGCAAAAGACGGTCGGCGGATACATCGAGACGGTATCCATTGCTGACCATGAGCTTGTACTGATTGCCAATGAAGAGGGCAAGCTCAGAGATATGCCGTATAACTTCAGCGCACTTTGTTCCGCTCATGCTTACGATGCGTATGTTGAGTGGCGGGAACAGCTCTTTGGTACGGTGATTGTCTGCGGGACGAGCCCGACAAAGGATACGTTCGAAGATATTCCCATTGACTTTAACGAATGGAAGTCTCTGCTGTGCGAGTGGGGAAATTAAGAAAGGAGAACAATCATGAAAAGATATTTTATCGGTTTTAAAAAGCCGGACGGATTCTGCGACCACTTAACAGTGGACGCTATCGACGAAAGTGACGCCAGAAGACAGTTTGCGGAGCTGTACGAAGGCAGGGCTTATAAAATCCTGTGCGTTGCGCAGTGCTAAGGAGGAACCATGACAGATAAACAGTACAACGAAATCCCGGCGGTTCGCAGGTCAGCACTCTGGGAGATCCGAAAGAGTCCGATGCATTACAAATACACCGTCGAACATCCCGAAGAACCAACCGAAGCGCTCAGGTTCGGAATTGCAGCACACAAGTTCATCCTGGAGCCGGAAACGTTCTTCGATGAGTTCGTGACGGTCCCGAAAATCGACAGACGGACGAAAGCCGGAAAAGAAGAATGGGCGGAGCTGCTCGCAAGCGGAAAAGAGTTCGTTACCGAATCAGATATGGACACGATCCGGGCGATGGACGCGGCGATTATGGCACATCCTACGGCGAATGCACTGCTCAAGACCGGACGGCATGAGGTCGCATTCCAGTGGCTTGAAGGAACCACGAACGAGCCGTGCAAATGCCGGGCGGACTGTCTGACCGAGTACAAAGGCGATAAGTATATCGTGGACTACAAGACAACGACCAGTTGTGAGGACGGAGCATTCGAGAGAGCGTGCCGGTCGTATGGATACAAGCTCCAGGCGGCAATGTACACGGACGGGGTATTCAATCAGACCTTCGAAGAGTACGGATTCGCGTTCGTGGCGCAGGAAAAGAAACCACCGTATGCGGTTCGGGTTTATTTCTGCGACCCGGGATTCGTCGAGGAAGGTCTGGAGCTGTTCAAATCACTGATCGGAACATATCACGAGTGCAGGCTGTCCGGCGAATGGCCCGGATACGAAGATAAGGAGATTTACGGCGATGAGTGACAAGACGCATTGGAAGAAATGGACGAATCCGAACTATATGGGCTCATACGCATTCCAGCCGGGCGAAGAAAAGACGCTGACCATTAAAGAGGTCAAGCGCGAACTTGTTTACAATCCGTCTGGAAGCGGGAAAGAGGAATGCACGGTCGCATATTTTGTCGAGGATGAAAAGCCGCTCATACTGAACGCTACGAACTGCAAGACAATCGCAAAAGTATGGGGCACGCCTTTTGTCGAGGACTGGAAAGACCGGAAGATAACGCTCAAGGTCAAAAAGATTTCAGCATTCGGAGAAATGGTCGACGCGGTCAGGGTGGCAAACGAGCGGCCTGCGGATGAAGCGATCATTTGCGAATGCTGCGGGAAGCCGATTCTCTCCGCGTCGGGAAGGACCGCAAAGGAAATCGCAACAGCAACGAAATCGAAATACGGAAAATCAATCTGCATAGAATGCGCAAGAAAGGAATCAAATAATGGCTGACAATTTCAATATCAACAATCTGGAACTTGACGACAATACATTTGAGGTACTGCCGGACGGAGACTATCATTTCACGGTCGAGTCGCACGAAGTCGGATATGCCACATCCGAGAAGATGCCGCCGAACACACAGCAGATCGCCTGCTATCTCGAGATCCCGTTCATGAAGGACGGCGAGGTCAAGACGGCAAAGATCCGCAACAACCTGAATGTCTATAAGAAGGCACTGTTCGCCATCCGTCAGTTTGTGGAGTGCATCGGAATGGTTCCAGAAAAGGGCAAGGTCAAAATCGACCTTGAAAAGATGGACGGCATGACCGGAGTCTGCTCGCTTACCACGAGAGAGGGTTCGAAGGGCGGAGAATTTAACAGTGTTCAGTATTTCTACCCGCCCTCAAAGACTCCGGCGGTCACGGCCAATGACGAAGCGTGGAAGAAGCGCGGCGGATTCATGGAGGTAAGCGATGACTTCGACCCGTTCGACATTTAATCTGAGACCCTACCAGGTCGAAGCGGTCGAGGCGATAAATGCACATTGGCGGGACTGGCAGAGAGAACTGCTGGTCTTGCCAACAGGATGTGGAAAGACGGTCGTATTCAATACCATAGCGAATCAGAGACCGGGCAAGACCTTAATACTTGCGCATCGGGATGAACTGATCGAACAGGCGAGAGACAAATACCATTCCATGTTTGGAGAGGTGACCGGAAAAATCAAGGCATCGGAAAACGAGATTCAGAATGTCACGGTCGGATCAGTGCAGACCATGTGCAGACGGGATTATTCAGGGCTTTTTGATACAGTCATTGTCGATGAAGCGCATCATGCCATTTCCACATCTTATCAGACGGTGCTCGGACAGTTTCCGGAAGCGAAGGTGCTCGGAGTCACAGCGACACCGGACAGGGGAGATAAAAAGAGCCTTGCCCGATACTTTGACGGAATCGCCTACGAATACAAACTGAAAAATGCCGTGTCGGACGGTTACCTGGTGCCGATCATAGCCAAGACCGAACCGCTCGAAATTGACATGACAGAGGTGAAAATCTCAATGGGCGATTTCGAGGTGGGCTCGATTGCGGAGTCGCTGGAGCCGTATCTGCCGAAAATCGCGGAGGCGATAAGACTTGACGCATCGGCACGAAAAACCGTTGTGTTCTGTCCGCTCATCAGTATTGCACAGGAACTTGCCGGAATGATACCGGGAGCGAGAGAAGTAAACGGCGCGAGCGAGGACAGAAAAGAGGTCCTTGAATGGTTCGACAAAGCAGGACCCGGCGCGGTACTTTGTAACGCGATGCTGCTTACCGAAGGATGGGATTGTCCGTCATGCGATTGCGTTGTCGTTCTGAGACCGACCAAAATTCGAAGCCTATACGCGCAGATGATCGGACGCGGAACGAGACTATTTCCAGGTAAAGAGAATCTTCTTATATTAGATTTCTTATGGCTCACGCACAGACACAATCTTTGCAAACCCGCTTCGCTTGCGTCCGACAATGAAGATGATATCCAGACGGTCACGAAGAAATCCGAGGATGAAGCTATCGACCTGTTTGATGCGGTATCGGATGCGGAAGAAGCCAGACGGACAGCACTTGCCGAACAGCTCCGGAGGCAGGTGCGGAAGAAATCGAAATTAATCAATCCGCTCGAGCTCTTTGAGGTGCTTGATGATGTGGGGCTTGCCGATTACGAACCGACCTTTAAATGGGAAGAGGCGAACGCAACAGAGGCGCAGGTCAGGGCGCTCGGCAATTTCGGAATCGACGCGGAAGGCATCACAAAAGGATATGCATGCGCCATCATGGACAAACTCATAGGAAGGTCGGAACAGGGACTTGCCACAGTAAAACAGATTCGCGCGCTCAGGAAGTTCGGGTATGAACCGATTGATTGGTCATTCGAGCAGGCAAGTAAGAAGCTGTCGGCACTTGCGGCGGTCGGATGGAAGAGGTGGAAGCTACATGATTGATTATTCGTTACTTAATGCAATTCCTCCGGACTGTTCCTATGACGAATGGCTCAAGGTCGGAATGGCACTGAAGCAGGAAGGTGCGAGCTGCTCGATCTGGGACGAATGGAGCCGGGGCGGAAGTAAATACAAGGCGGGTGAATGCGAACGCAAATGGAAATCATTCCGGAGGGATGAAGTCACGGGCGGAACGCTGTTTCATATTGCCACCCGATACGGATACATGCCGGAGCGAGACACGACCACTTACGACATACATAATCTGCTCCTCGATGAAATCATCATCGACCCGAGTTTTGTATCGGAACAGAAAGTGCCGAAGGTCTCGGACGGGTATGACGCAAAGGGTGATATGCTCGAATACTTCACGACATTATTCGAAGAGAATGATTTCGTTGGGTATTGCACCGACTTCTTCCAGGATAACAGCGGAGCGTGGAAACCATCACAGACGCAGTACAGACGGACAGCCGGAGACATTATCGAAAAGCTCAGGCGGGGATCTATCGAAAAAGCACTCGGAACACTCAATAAGTTCGCAGGCGCTTACATCCGCTTTAATCCGCTGGACGGCAACGGTGAGAACAATGCCAACGTAACAAGATGGAAATATTGCCTCATCGAATCCGATACGGACAGTATCGAGAGACAGTACGCGCTCTTAAAGGAAATGAATCTGCCGATCACGTTCCTGGTTAATTCGGGCGGGAAAAGCCTCCATGCAATCACCAGGGTCGATGCGGAAAATGCGCAGCAGTACAAGGCAAGGGTCCGCGAGCTATACGATTTCTGCAAAAAGAACGGACTGACACCGGACGAGCAGGACAAGAACGAAAGCAGATTTTCAAGGCTTCCGGGCGTAAAGCGTGGCGAAAAGTGGCAGTACATTGTCGAGCGGAACATAGGCGCGGGCTCGTATGCGGAGTGGATTGAGTGGCGTGAGTCACAGGTTGATGATTTACCGCCGGATACGACGCTCGCAGATGTATGGGACAATATGCCGCCATTAAAGCCGGAGCTGATACCGGGAATCCTCCGAGTCGGTCACAAAATGCTCTTGGCGGGACCGAGTAAGGCGGGAAAATCCTTCTTATTGATAAACCTTGCCATCTCGATTGCGGAGGGCACCGACTGGCTCGGGCTTAAATGCAAGCAGGGCAAGGTCGGTGCCCTCCGCAAT